CTAAAACCAGAGCCATTTACGACTCCTTATCAGGAGGTTGCGGTCGTGCTGTAAGTAACGCTAACGGTGTCACCAGAGGTTGTTACTTTGGCCGTAGTAAAAGCGCCAGCACTATACAACGTACCAGCGGTACTGTTTTGCGTGCTAACTGCGCCAGAACCCGTCACCAAGAAGCAACCGCCGACCGTACCGCCCGCGCCCGTGATGGTGTAGGTGATAGCTGAAGCTGACTTGGTCGTCACGTTAGAAGGTGTCGAACCGCTAGAAGTAGCAGACGTGAAGGAAGCCGTGCCGCGCACCGCAGAGCCGCCAACCGTATAGTTGATGAACTCAGTCCACCCGCCATGCGAAGCCATCGTGTCCGATGCTGAGAAAGTTGGGCTTGAACCTGAAATCAAACCTAGGAACGGACCGGTCGTGGTGTATGAGACACCAGACAGAAGAGTGTCCAGCATCAGCTGTTTACCAACAGCATTGACCAAGTTGGGAAATTCTTCTTCCCACTTGATGTTGCCATCAGCGTCGCGGCACACTACATGGTAATGGCCTTCTATGCCCACGCCTTCTGGCATGGTTGCTTTGGCCTGCAAAGTAGCTTGGGCGCTGTCGCCAAAACCAGAAAGTTCTTTGTGCATGTTAACTCCTTAAATGGACGAGCGAATCAATGCCGTTGACGCAGTGTTGGCTGGCATTGTGATGGTGAATGAAGTGGTTGTGGTTTTGTCAGACCCAAAGTCCAGCACAGCAACCGATTTGTTGCCCTGGCTGCTGTTATAAATTAGCGCACAACGAGCGGTAAACGCGCCGGGGGTCCAGACAACGTTATCAAACCCGACATAGGCGGTATACCCGGAGGTATTGACCGTAATCCCGGTCATGGTTTTACCGCCTGCGGTGTATCCACCTGTCGCGGGGATTTCGTTGGTAGTTGTGTACGCCGTGGTGTCCGCATTCAAATTTGCGTTAGCGGTATACAGGGCGATCTTAATCACATCCGTGGTCAAGTCATGGATGCCTTGATATAGCTCCGCTTTGAAGCTGGTGGTTTGCGTCTGAAGGATACTCATGAGACCGGGTTCCTCACCTGACCGTCACGATACGCATCCATACGCTGCTTGCCATCGCCCAGATTCTTGAGCAACGTAAGCGCCTGCAGAAACTGCTCTTTGTATAGAGCAACCATGTCGGGTTCGCCCTTCATGTAACGAATGGCTTCCATCATGGTGCCGTTAAGCAGTGCAGAATCAAAGTTGTCGCCCAACCATGTGGTCTGAGCGGTAACAATTGACTCGGGGTAATAGTAGAAATGCAACTCGACCGTATAGGTCTGATCCGGGGTTGGCCCCAAAATGAACGAAAGCTCATTAGTAACCGTAGGCCCAGTAACAGTTGGCCCGAAGATAGCGTAGTGCTTAGGTAGCCCGCGCGCGGCTACAGAGTTCCTGGGGTAGGCTTCGCGGATAAAGTTCACATCTTTGTTTAGAAGGTAGTGATACTCACCGTCCGTATCGACCACAGCCAGGGAATACGTAGACAGGAAATCATTTGGCGCAGACAAATACTGATTGCCAATAGACAACGAACCTGTCATGTTTTTTCGCAGGTTTGCAATCTGAACAGTGTTGTAAATATTCTGCTCAGCGATCCTAATCATCGTGTTCATATCCGCTGTGGGAAACGTGTTCTCACAGTAGTCTTGAACAGCAGTGACGAGTTCGTTGTACGTCATATTAACCTCAAGCCATCGGGCCCCGAGCCATTACACCCTTGGTAGCGCAACCAGTGCCACGAATCTTGATGCCGCTGGTCTTGACCGGGTTTTCGTTTTTTGACTTGTCGATGTTGCCAACAGACATATCTACGGTATCAGAACTGTTGCGCACGGGGCCTTTACCAGGCTGTGCCTCAACCGTTACCGATTTACCCTTCATGGTGTGCGGCTTGGCGTAGACGCTGGCGGGACCAACCTCTTTACCCATCATCTTTTGACTAAATTTGGCCATATTAGCCTCCGCGACGTTGGTTCATTGCGCGAGCCATGTTGCGGCCAACCGCCTTCATGGAAGCGCTGGTAACCCCGCCCTTGGCAAACTTGGTAGGGGTCTTGCCCGGGTGCATGCGTTTCTCATGCTTATGCACGGCGGCGCCGATCATTTTCTTGTCTTGTGCCAGGTCTTTCTTGTCCATTGCAGACTCCTTTCAGGATACCGTTACTGTACCAACATAAGTCGTTGCTACCAAATAATTTGGCGTCAACGCCGAATCAAATTCTGAAGCCCCGCCTACCGGAGCCCAGCCCCACTGAATGTCCCGCGATCCGCCTGTGGGATACCCGCCGAATCCAGTTAAGTTATCCTGCAAACCATTCAGACCTGCAGTGTAATACGTTGTATCTGGACGCGGCTGACGAACAGCTTGTGGATCGTCCACAGGATACATACCCAACTGCAACTGCGGATGGTCAGGATCCCAACACTCAGGGCAAACTTTAAGTTGATACAGCTTGGTCTTGACGACCTCATATTTCAGCCGTTTTAGCTTAAAGCGAAACCCGCAGCGATCACACTGCGAAATTGCAAATTTGCCAGAGGAAAACCGTTCGCCCATTACGGAGTACTCCCGCCAATGAACATCTGACGCGGCACAAACCGAAGCGGTGCTTTCTCGTGGTCTTCACCTGCGGCCAGCATAAACTGCTCGTCGTAGACCGCTTTTAGCATCTCGACCCGGTTCATCAGCTCAGGAACTTTCATGGCGATGTAATACGCCAACCCTGCCGCAACGACAGGCAGGAAACGGAAGTTCATGTCGCCCGTCTGAATACCGGCTCCAGCATCCTGAATACGGCGCATACGCCAGTAGACAAACTGGTACGTTGTGGATGCGTCAGGCGTAGGCCAAACCGTCACAGCGGGCAACTGCGCAACAAACACAGGCGTCAAAGTGGAGTGCAGTGCAGCAGTGGTGTTTGCCTGCCCACGGAAACAGCCGCCCAACGAGTTGCCGTCGATATACCCGTAGTAGATGATTTCTGAGTCCAGCTTAATGTAGCCAGCAGCCGCCAAGCCTACAGTGGAACTCAGGGTAATCGTGGTGGCGGTCGCGCTCAAAGATCCGCTTAAAGTCAGATCGGTCGGGTTTGTTTCCCCGGACAGACGCTGAATCCACACCTGGATAGGGCGGGCTTGGGTTAATTTATTCGGGATCGTCGCATACGTAGAAACACTAATACGCGAAATGGTCAGGTCGGCCTGGATTGAGGCTTCGTTCCCGCCTGTGCGGATCACATGATCCAGCAAGTCAATTGTGTCATTGGGCAGCGGGTATGTGTTCAATCCAGGGGTCAGCGTAATACTTCCCTCTTCAATCGTCCACATGTTCAAACCACGGTTAGCCCACTCAATGGTCATCAAGTTCATAGACCGGCGGGCAGTCCGCAAGTCATAGCCTGTGCGCATTTCACGCCCGGCACGCTCCCATGCTTCCTCGGCCAGCTCTGTGAACTCAAGGTTGAATAGGGTTGTACCGGTCGTGTAGCTCATATTAGTCTTGCGCTGCGCGGATGTTGTCGATCATGTTGGGGTAAGGGCGCCCCGCCGACTTTGCCCGGGCCTTGGCTTTCGCCTTCTTAGCAGGGCTCAGTTTTTTGGGGATGCCCAGGCTATCCGGGCGCGGCTTGCTCCACACCTCTCCGCCTTTGGCGTACTGAGTGAAGTCAGTGTCGTCCCGGCGGGCTTTCTTCACGCCCTTGGGCATCTTAGAGGGGGCGATTGCCCCCATGCCGCGACTGGCCATCATACGATCTTCGCCTTGCGGGCGCCTCGTGCAATACCCCAGCCACGGACGTTGCCGCCCTTTTTGTAGCCCACTGCTCCGCCAGTAGTATCCGACTCGTCCAGGGCTTTCTTGGTCTTCTTAGACCCCTTGGCGGGGCCTTCTTTGAACTTACCAGCGTTCTTGGGGCCGCCCATCCACATCATGGGGTTGGTGACCTCTTCGCGGCCTTTGGCAGATACCTCAGCGCCCTTGGGCCCAGTCAGCAGCTTAGGCGACACATCAGTAGCTTCTTTGGCAGCGGGGCCGGTCAGCCGCTTAGTCGGTGCAGATAGCGCAGGCTGGATGTATTCACGGGCTTTTTCAGCCATCGCGGGGGCGCGGTTTGCCAAGCCTTTAGCAGCTGCGGCAATGGTTTTTAGCCCAGGGGCGCCCGCCATGATCTCCAAACCTTTTTGCGTGTCTTCTTTAGACGGAGCTGTCATAGCTTTCTTAATAGCCTGCTGCTTAGAGTACGACTCCAGCTCAGCAGCGGACGGTCCGGTACGCGTATTGCGCGAGCCGCCCATGGCAGGTGTTGATCCGGCGGAACTCATCTCCCCAGCGGTAGCGCCCGTGCGCGTATTGCGCGAACCGCCCATAGCGGGGGCCGTTGCGCTGGACGATTCGCCGCGACGCGTCAGTCCTTGCTGCTTATTCATGTAGTCACGCAACGATAAACCGGACTTTGCCAGCTCTTCCTTGGTAACGACGGGAGCCTTTTTAACGGCTGCAGCGATGGTGCTTTCGGACGAGCCAGCAGCGCCACGACCGCCTCGTGGGCCGTAGTCGCTGGTTTCATCCTCAGACAGCGAAGATTTTGCTTTATACCCGGGCGCCCGAGCCATGGCTACGCGTTCGGCACGAGTCGTACCGTCGCCGTAGTTTTCGTCGCCAGCCCATTCGCCGGATTCAGATTCCGTGTCAATGAACTCGCCTTCGGCAAAGCGACGGACCTTACGTTTGGTTGGTTTCATAGCCATGACGGCCTCCTAAATCAGCACTTACCGCCGCGCTTCATGCCCTTAGAGCCAATGCCGCCAGGCACGCCAGAGCCAGGCATCTTGACCTGTTTGCCCTTGGTTCGGCCCTTGGACACGATACCGTCGCGGCTGGGAGCAGCCGTACGCACTTTGCCCATTGCTGACGTAGCAACTTTTTTCTGTGTAGCCATAATTTCACCACCTTTTGAAAATTTGCGGCCCTTGTCCGCGTTTGAAAAATCCTTGCCCACGGACTGTGGGACGCCTACTTTCTTCGCAAATGCCGGGTTGTGAGCCACGGCTTCCATGAAGTTGTGCTGCTTTTTGCTGCTACTCGGCATTGTCTTTCTTTCGCCCGATCAGCTCGGAAAATTGTTTGCCAGAGATCATTTCAGCAATACGCATGAGCGTCCACACGGCACCGATCAGACCGAAGACAGGTGTCAGTATTTGCAAGAAAGACGAAATGGCCGCAATAGCAGCCATAAAGT